AAAATTGCCAGTAGCATCATTGGCTAACACACTGTCGCCAACAACGAAAATCGGAGTTAAAAACTCATCCGACTCCAAAGACACCTTTTTGGCGTCATTTACATCGATAGCCATAACACGCGAAGCTTTCAGAACCACCGATTTACGGGTAGCCTCATCATACTGCGCAAGAGAACCAGCCGGAATAATTGCACCAACAGGAATGTTGATCTTTGACTTATCCAAAGTGAAGCCACCAACAACACCAATAGCAGGGGAACCCGTATAAATAGGTCGCGTGCCACCAAAGAACTTTTTCCTAAACTTCATCTTGTCAATTAATTAAATGTTAAACTACTGGGAAACAGTGAGACTTCCCAACCAATCATCTGCAACTGCATTCTGAACCTGTTCGTCTCCGACCTGTGCCCCTTCGGACTCTGCTGGCTTTAATCCACGATTGATCAAAGATTGTTTATAACCGGTCAGAAACTCAGAAACATCTTTGTCTTCTGGAACAGTTACAAATTCCATGTCATCATCTGTTAAACCCAGTTCTTTAGCCTTGCTGGTTATGAGTGCCTGACGTTCCGTTTTTGCTTTTTCGGCTTTATAGTTATCAATCTCCTGCTGATAAGGTTTCCATTTTTCTTCCAGTTTCGAGCTGAAATAACTATCCAGTTCCTCTGCGGTATAGGTTTTCTTCCCTCCTTTACCTTTTTCTTCGTCTTCGCCAGTTGTTGTTATGGGTTTCCCGTCCTTCAATCCGTGCTTTTCTTCGTAATTACTTACAGAAGATTTGGCAGCTTCATTAGCTCGGTAGTCACCATAGGATTTCACTACGTCTTGAAGAGTGATGCCGTCCACAATGGTCGTAATCTTCGCTTCATCCGTTACCCCTTCCGCTTTTTTTTCCGCAATCCTTTCCAGAATCACTTCGTCTATACCGACAAATTTCGTTTTCAACGCATCTAAAAGTTTCTTTTTCATAACCTAACAATCTGTTTTTGCGGTAAAAATAATAATTGTAGTTTATTAGACCTTCTTTTATTTGTTAATGAAAGTACATGCGAATAGGATTTTTACAGACAAAACACTATTTAAAACAAAATAAAAAGCAAAAACCTTTCATATATTGATTATATGATATATATTTGTATGACAATACAAGAGTCTAATAAAACTCTTTTTTAACACAACACAATTATGACACAAGAAGCAAAAAAACAAATCAGTAATACCGAACAGGTTTTGCTGTCAAAAAGGAACTATCACCGTGCATCAAAGGTGGTAAATGTGGCAAACCCAGAACAAGGTGAATGGCTTTTTAATTGGAGAGGCAAGAAGCTAAGCCAAAATTTAATGAGTTGCGACTATGCACATATTGCAATCCGTATTTCCAACAACGAGGAAATTGTTATTTATGACAAAGACTTAGGCTTCTGGGCTGTTACAGAGTGGAAATACGATGTCAACCTTGAAGAACTTTGGAAATGCGCTTGTGACGCTTTCAGTTCCACAAGTTTCAGCCCGGAAGAACGAGCCGCTCTGTATATTCGTGATTACGAAAAGGAATTGAATGCCGACCTTGAAAATATGCCGGAAAACGAGAAGGAGCACTATATTACGAAATACAAAGAATGGGTTCGCACCTTATTTTACAAACATTCTCGCATCATGAGCGCTATGATAACAGGACCGGCACGTTTCCCTTCAAGACGAAATGAGAAGATGAATAATTATTATGACAATGCTGTAAATGAATTTAGAACATGGAGAGAAAAAGCACTCAAGACGATATCTCGTAAGATAGAAGATGCAAAACCGAAAGAACAAAAAGCTGAGGAAGAATGGACGAGGCTTAAACGCTCAATATATTCCTCTGCTTCTACAATTAAGGGTATCAATGAAGGTACGGAAAGAGGATATAATAAAGCCTTGTTTGTTTCCAGCATTTACAATAAAGTTGAAACATACGCAAAGCGTGGTGATGTGATAATTGTAGAAAAGGCAATTGCCTATGTTAGAGAGCTAAATAAACAATCCTCTATCATTACTGAACGTCATAAATTCTTTAAACTTGCTGAAATGGCGAAAGCTGTATGCGAAGCTCAGGAAGTAAGGTCAAATAAAGAAGATACCGAAATACTTTTCGAGGGTGGCCGGGTAATCAAAAACTATTCCGAGGATAGGGTACAGATAGTTTTCGACACAAAGCCGCAGCCGGACGTTATTTCAAATCTCAAGCATAACGGTTTCCGCTGGTCGCCTCGTTTTTCGGCATGGCAACGCCAATTAACGAACAATGCTTTTTATGCTGTCATCCGAGTTGTTCCAATCACTATTGAACAATTGATTGCCAAATGAAAAAGGGATTTGTAAAATTCTAAAATCAACAGTATGAGAAAGATAGTATTCAGAGCAAAGCATATTGATGATGGTAGTGTCTTTGCCAATGAATGGGTTCGTGGCGATTTGTGCCACTATGCCAACGGAACGATATTCATCCGACAGCAGGAAACCGGCAGTGCATTTGAAGTTCACCAAGAGTCTGTGGGACAATTCACAGGGCTTTTAGATAAGACCGGATTTGCATATATGAAGGTGATATTGTTCAATTCGGAAAACATATTTGTAAAGTCGTTTATAATGAACATTATGCAGGATTTGCGCTTGATAAAAAAGGATGGGCTTATCTTCATTTTTTCGGAGAAGCCTGTCATAATGGAGATTGTACCGTCATTGGTAATATCTACGATAATCCGGAATTACTGAAAGGAGGTATCGAATGAACAGTAAACAATTCTTTGAAGCCGTCGTAAAACTTCGGGAGCTTCAAAAAGACTATTTCAAAACCAGGTCAAGCATGGCCCTTTCTGCATCCAAAAGACAGGAGAAGCTTATTGATGATGAGATTGCCCGGGTAAATACTGTTCTATCAAATAAAAACAGACAGGGAGAATTAGGCTTATGAGGCAAACTAAAATCTACCATGTGGAGCTTAAAGAGTCAATAGTTATTGATGGAGAACCCCGGAAAGATTTCTATTTCGGCTCAAAAGCTGCCATCTACGACACTTTTTCACCGGAGCAAATAGGAATAACATACAACTATCTCCGATCAAACGTGCACCTTGACAAACAGGAATACAGCAATTCTAAATGTACAATCAGAAAAGGATTGTTAAGTCGTAAGAAAAAAGGCTGAATAACAACCCATTGTCAAAGATATTTTATACATTTGCAATGCGGGAAGAGTGAGGGAAGTAATGTTCCCGCTTTCTGCACCAGCCTGACGAGGGGGTGTTTAGCACAAATACGTAGAAGGGGGAATTTATTCTCCCTTCACTTTTTGTATAAGTTTTAAAATACCATTACCAGTCATTACATACACATTAGGCAACTCCATAATAGGCCTGCCCATACTTTTATATTTTCCTATTTCACGGTTTATTGCGCTGAAAATATCTTTACTTCTATCAATTCCATCAGCATAAAAAATCACACAATCAGCTTTACGCGCATCCTTTATATAAGTTCGAATCGTATTTTCATTAGCAGAGGGTATATACTTAACATCCCATGTACACCCGTCAAACCTCATATCCGGTACACCTTTCCCTTTGCCATTCTCCGGCAGGAACTCGACTTGTTTACCGTTATTTTTCGCCAACATCTTACCTACAATCTTTTCAGCTTCACCACCACCTTGTGTGCTGGTAAATTGATGTTCTTTATGATAGACATTGAAACCTCCACTAAACTCATCAAAATAGACTTTCTGCCATTCAGAACCGTAGGAGTGATATAGGCTTTTAGCCTTTTGCCGTATTTCTTCCCGTTTACCAGTATTTATATCACCAATACTTATATCCACATATTTCTTGTTGTCTTTAATCCAATATGGCAAGGTTCCACGATTATTCGCTTTTTCAATACGATCTTCATTCTCTTGCATCCAAGAATAAAAAGTAGCAGGCAATTCTTTCACTTCCCGCTTCGACTTGAACCCCGAAATATCTTCACCGGCAAGTATCCTATCGGTCAACATATCAATCTCATCATCCGAAGCCAGAATAGGCTTTGCATGACATCGGCAATTCGAATGCCAACCTACAAATTTGAAACCAACAGGATATTTGCCTGCAAGAATATCGCAAATATCCCTCTCTGGATGATTTGTCTTAGATACGCTGATTTCGATCCCCACGACAAAATTAAGCTGGGACCAACGTTCAAAGTCTGCGCTCCTGTATGCAATATTAGTTTCAGTTCTAGTCAGCCGTTGAGCATTCCGGGAGCTGCTACGATACACACCACGTCCGGGATGATACGCCTTAGCATTCCGGGATAACACAAGTTCTCCCCGGCTATCTCGTACACGCCTAAACAATTTATCAGGATCATTTAGGTAAGACTTTATCTTCGCAGCCATCACATTAGCCGACATACCTTGCCCCAGACAACAATCAATAGCAAGTTCCATTTCTTCCCGGAACTGCCCCTCGTACTTCCAAACACGCTGTGACAGGTTCAGACCGCCGTATTCAGATTTACGGGCAAAGAATACGTCCATTGCTTCCCGATTCCGGCTAAAGAACATAGAGAATCGTTTGTCATCTACAAACTTCTTTCCAAATACGGATGCAACCAATGTGTCAGCTTCCAAATTGGCCTGCTCCCATTCATTTGTTATGCCATATTGTATTTGCTGATACACACGGCTATATAATTCCCGTAGGAGAGCATTTGCCCTGTCAGATATAGCAGGATAGTCCGAAA